AGGATCTGGCTGTTGTGGTGGTGCCATAAGTTGCGCAAACTCTTGCATCAGTTCTGCTTCTTTTACAGCAACAACATTCACCATTTGCTCTGGTGGCAACATCATACCTGATGCAGCAGCTTCTTGCTGAGCAATTTGCTGTGCTAATAATGATAGATGTTGAAAAATATGTTTTTGTAATGCAGCCGCTAATGCCGGTTGTGCTTGAATTAACGGTGCCTGCATAAATGCTAAGTGCGCACTGATATGCGCTCGATGATCCTGCTCAGGAAATGCCTGTGGTCCAGGTGCACCATCGGGTATAGCAAGCACATTACTGTTTTCTTGTAAGGGGCCAATAGGCTGTGGGTCTTGTGGTGGGGAGAGTAACTGGTCAATATTTGTTACACCTAATGCCTCATACATACGGCGGTATGCTTCGTACATATTATGCATTTGTGGTGCCGCATTAGCTAACTTGAACTGTTCTTGCGCTAAACTAACACGCTGCGACATACTAAAAATATTTGGGTCACTTACAGGAAGTATATCTACCCGTGCATCAAAATCTTGCTGCACAATTTCTGGTTGGGCGGGTGCTACATCATACGGGTAACTACGTGTACCTTCAGCAAACAAAGTTCCCAACAGCTGAAGTTCTAACTTCATACTAGCATGCATACGCTTATGCACTGCCGACATAACTTTTGCACCACGCTCTAGCAACGCGATAGTGGTGCCAACAGGCATCTCTTGGTTTGCATCACCAACGCCCACTTCGGTGGTGCCGACAAATTTTTCAGCACTGCCGACAACAAAACCCAATAATTGGAATAATGTGCCGCTAGGTTCTTTATAAGGCAGCGGTAAAAGGCTTCCGCGTAAATCATTACCAGGCACATCAACATCGCGGAACTCGCCAGGTTGAATAGGATTTGCATCATCGCTGATGCGTAACCCTCTCGCCTTGAAACCTGCCGGTAAATTACTGAGTGTGCCAGCATCTATCAGCTGTCGTAAGGTGCTCGTAGCACTGCGGCTGTTGTTACCTAGTAAATGGATCAGTCCAAAACCATAAAAACCAAGGCCAGGAGTGAATTTATACTGCACAAAGTATTCAAGCGGCTCTTTACGGCGGTCATTTTGCTTAAAATTACGGCGGATAGCTAAAATTTGGTCAGTATCGGTACAAATTGTCACTACATACGGTAATTTGATGCCTGTTTCTTCGCCATCTGCATCTTTATCCGGAAAAGATTCCAAATCTAAGTAACAATGGCACTCTATCAACGTTAATTCGTCATCATCGCCGATAGATTCACGGCCCTCGATCTTATCATACGTCTGTTGAATATCGTCGCGGTCATAACCACTATCACCCATAATGTCAACATCAGCATAAAAACCACTCACTTGTAGTTTTCGCACTGCATTCTGCGACATACGCAACACATGCGTTACACGTTCAGCAGTTTGTAAATCAGTAGCTGCATAATTCACAATCAAATCATCAGCAGGGACAAATTTACTCACTTCGCGGCCGAGCTGCCCATCAAAATATACTTTTTTGAACGCACTGCCGCTCAAACCAAGGTAATACAGCATTTGGTCGAACTCACGTTCGTACTCTTTCATCTCGTACATGATTTTATAATTCATATAATCTTGTACGCGCTGACTCGCTTGTTCAAGGGCAGGGGTCGGGGTACCAATAATCGTCGTACGGACAGGCCCACTGCTAGGTAAAAGTTCCTTATAAGCACCAGCTTGGAATTGTGTTACAGCTTCGTTCAATAAAGGGTGAACTACTCCCGTTGCGCCCATAAAAGGTTCAGTTCTATTTTCGTATGTCAAACCTAACAGGGCTAAACCATCAGTGTACTGTTTTTCCCAATCTGCGCGGCTAGCACGGTCATCTTCATAACTACCGCGTATCTCACTACTAATACGTCCTAATTCTTCTTCGGGAAGCATTTCCGCCAAATTGCTATCAAACCCTGCTTCAGGGCCAGCAATTTCATCTTCACCGAATGACAAAGTTGCGCCACCATCGGCATCCTCCACAAGTTCTACATCAACATCATCAGGGGTAGCTTCCTGTTCATCAGCTAATAACTGCTCAAGGGTTAAACCTTCATCTTCCGGTAAACCCTGCGGCGCTCCAAACAGGCCATCATCAATCATCGCCATGCTAAACCCTTTCAGTAATAAACATGCTGGGCAACATATCTATCAGTATCATCCTGCCAATCTTCAGGATGTGCTATAAAACCGCCTTCTCTAAAACGGCGCAATGCTTGTGTTACTGTATCAACATAATCATCATGCTCGCCACTAGGAAATGCAGCACATTCCTCTATAACATCTTCAGCCCAACTTGTATCAGGTGCCCACACTAAACCACCTTCTAAAATAGGGCTAATCGTATTTACACGGGTATATTTATCATTACCACGGCTAGGGCTATAATTCACCACAGGTATTCCCATCTGTCGTAACTCATGGGTCAAAGGGGTACCACTTGCTTTTGCCTCGATTAATACACACTCGGGCTCCCAATATTTATACTCTTCTTGGGCAACACGGCGCAAATCAGGAAAGTCCCAACGCCCTCGGCGTGCATCCAATAAAATTACATTAAAAGCACCACCCTCTTCAGGTTGGAACACACCCCAAGTTGTAATAGCACTGTAATCAGCAGAAGTTTTCTTACTGTAAGCAGTATCGTAACTCTGCATAATATACGTTAATGGCGGTAATTCTTCATCTTCCCAACGCTGCCACCATTCACGTTTTAAAATAGCCGCCGTTTCACTGGTGGGGTTCTGCTGCCACTGGGCTTCCCACTTTGCGACAGATAAACTGCCCTTTACACTTAATAAATCGCCCTTATTCCAAAACTGGGGCCATACAGGTTCATCATTAGGCATTATAGCAGGGAACTCAATTACTTCCCACTGGTCAGCCAATATATCGCGGCCCTGCTGCCGCACTAATTTACCCGTTAAATCATTCTCAGCCCAACGCGTCATCACAATCACAATGGCACCACCAGGCTGTAATCGTTGGCGGGGGCCACTTGTATACCACTCATAAGCATTATCTAATGCACTCGGGCTCAACGCATCCTGTTCACTGTGGGGGTCGTCGATTATCAACAAATCAGCACCACGGCCCGTAATCGCACCACCTACACCAGCAGCAAAATATTCACCGCCATTACCCGTTTCCCATCTACCGGCAGCCTTACTATCAGCACGTAACTGCACTTTTGGGAATATCTGCTTATACTCATCTGTATCCATAAGGTTTCGTACCTTACGGCCAAAACGTACCGCTAACTCTGCAGTATGGGTCGTCTGGATTATCTTCAACTTCGGGCGGCGGCCAATTAACCAAGCAGGCAATAAATAACTGCTAAACTCACTCTTTGTATGGCGGGGCGGCATATTCACAATTAACCGCTTACTTTCACCCGTAGCTATTCGCTTAAAAGCAGCAGCCATTCTACTATGGTGCATACCACCTATAAACTCAGGCCATACTACTTTTACAAAATCTAAAAAATCAGCCTGGGCAGCATCAGCCTTAGCTGTACTACCGGCACGCTCCAATAAATGGGCAAATAATTTTAACTTTTCCTCTGGGACACTATCAAGGTTCACGCCTAAATTATCAGGCATCACACACCCCTACTATCTTCCCATCACAAACGTAGCAAACCAACTGAACACACCACCAACTAAACCACCAAACACAACACCAATCATCGTCAACGCTGCACCCATACCACGCCAGCGGTTTAATGACTCATTCTGCTTTGTGACTATTTTATACAAATTTTGTACATCAGCCTGCACCCGCTCAACTCTTGCACTTAGCTCACTTATCTCGCGGTGCAAACGAATATCATTCTCATCTGACATAATATCATCTCCGACGGCCGATTTGATTTGTAACCTACATTATTTGTGGGGAACCGTACATATGCTAATGCCTATGTACCTCTCTCCGCGCAAGGGGGGTGTACCCTTTTTATTTACCTGGTTTTACTGGCCCTTTATTTGGCCTAGGTACCTTAACCAAAGTAAAGGGCAAGTAAAGGGCGGGCCATTACTGGCCCGCCGCAAGTGTTTATTTTAGCGCAACAAGTATTGTGGCAGGCTTGGCCATTGGGTATTTGCTTGGGTTGTAAGTGCCTTGCAACATGGCCACCCATGCGCTTTTAATATTTGGCTTGCCCTTTTGTGCGGGCTTGCCAGCCGGTTGCGGCCCAAATTTTGCGGCTGCCTGCGCTGCTGGTAAGGTGGCACCATTGCCGCATGCGTTTAAGCAATTGGCGCGGGTGCTGCCTGCCTTGGCGTTAAGGCCATGCAAGCCGGTAGGCGTTGCGCCCTTAACGTGCACAAAAGCCACATTACTAGCGCCACCATTTGCCGCAATAAAGCTGGCCAGTGTTGCGGCGCAAGCATATTGCGCGGCGTTACCTTGCAGCCAAAGCGCTTTGCTGTTTTTTGTAACGCCAGCGGGCAGCGCGGCCAAGGTATGCGGGCAGCCTGCCAAAGTGCCTGCAATGGTGCCGTTAACGGTGGCGGCGGCGGTGGTAGTGGTAGTGTTTGTTTTAGCCATTTTTAAAAACCCTTGTGTGGTTTTGGTAAGCGGTATTGCTTACCAACAATGCTATTATACGGCCGCTATTTTAGTTTGCAAGCATTAAAATAGCATTATTTTAAAAAAATTTTGCTTGCCAACAACGAACCGCCCGAGCGGTTTTTTTGCAGCTAGCTAGCGAGCAAAACGATAACGAACACGGTAAGAAGCCCAGAAATTACGAACAGCATGATAAAGCCCTTTGTTTGGTTGCAATGCTGCAAATAAGCCCCACCGGATAAACGCTGCCAAATATTATTTGCTCAGGCTCGGCTCGGCTCAAGCTCGTGTCGCATCTAGTCGGCTGGTCTCTAGTCAACTCTACTCATACCTATTATCTATATATATACGATCGCAGTTGATCAAGGTTGATCCATCGGTCCATCGGTCCATCGGTTATCAACAGCAATCCATCATACCTATACCTGTTGACTATTGCCCATTGATCAAGCGCGATCGCACGTGATCCATCAGTCCATCAAAGTCGTTGCGCTGACCAGACCAGAGGGCCAACGGACGATCGTCCATCACTCCAAATCCGCCCTCGTACAAATCAAGCAGCCCTGATCGTGGCCGATCAACCAAGTTCCAAACCTTTCCACCGTGTCGCAAATATGCAGTTTGCCAAGCGATTTGGTGTGGCGATAAGAGCTTCGGTAAATTTGTTCTTAACTTATTTTTGCAGATTTTTAACTCCAACCAAAAGGGATAGCCGTCAACAATGCCATGCAGATCAGGCACTCCAGGTGTGGCCCAGCTTTCTAGTCGTGTCCAGCAAATGGGTTGACTTTGAGTTGCTTTGCGCAGGCGATGCCAGAACTGACTTTCGGGCTTAACAGGCATAGATTTACACTTTGCTATATAGAGAGTGATACCGCTGATCCGGGGTTGAATGTTTTTTTAAAAATCAAAATCGTCGCGCGGACCAGAGAAAGTTTATCTAACCTGATTATTGGTCAAAAGTCCAATATCTGTGTTTTGTGGTATATCAAGCACTTAACCTAAAAGATAGTGAGATATTGATATAGTGGACCTGATGAAGAAAATTTTTTCCAATCGCGGAAGTCCGCTATCACTCTCTATATAGCAAAGTACAAAAATCCCCCGCGCTTGTGTGGCGCGAGGGTGTGTATGCAATTATTTAGTTGGCTACGAAGTGTTTGATCTGCTGCCATTTACCCGTCCCGCCAATTGTGGAAGGTTGAAATAAGTAGCAATATTCAATATCTGGGCTTAGATCTGCCTTCCACTCAAGCATGCTGTTATACTCTACAGCTTCGGTAGCTTCATCGCCACGGTCACGGCCAAATGCTACAGTGACCTTTGGCTGGCGTTGGTCGTAACTGTGTGGCCCACCGGGATAAAGGTAGCGTTGTAAGCAATGCAGATTGCCTAGTGCTATAAGCTCACGTACACGGTCACTATGTTTGTAGTGTGCGTTGAGCATTTTGCCTACCCCTTTTGGATAGCCATCCATGTGGCAGCTGATTACTTGTATATGCCCGTTGGGCATGAGGTATGCGATATTACTACGTGTTGCCATGATATTTCCTCCTGGTTTGTGAGGGATACAAAACCGCCCCTATAGTTAAAAAGTACAGGGGCCGATTTGTACGGACTAGTAATTATTTATCTAGTGGCACTAGCCAGTAGCAAGAACTGTATTGTTCGGGCTCGTCTGGCCACCAGTGCGTAGTTTGTTCGTACGCTATGTGCAGCCGCGCGTTGGATTCGCCTGCTTTACTGTTGAACACTGGCGCATGGCCCGGAATGTGCCAGCAATGCCACCAAGAGAACGTTGTTGCATGAAAGTAACAAAGGCTGGCGTGTTGCTCGGCAGGGCGCACTGGCACCTGAACGTGGTGACTGTACACTACCTGTTTGTCACGCCCACGAGCGTGGGCGCGTATAAAACCCCAGACTTCGTCGTTAGCGGCATACACAAACGGTGAATCGGTGCCGAATGCTGGTGCATAGCCAGTCTGGTCAATAGAATCGTACCAAAGTTCGGTTTGGCTGCACAGGGTATCGCACATAAACCTTTGCTTTGCCTCCAATGCCCTAGCCAAGTAATCGGTAGCGGGCAAGTTTACATATGCAGATCGTACACCGGCTCCGCAATTGGCTGTAAACCGCGTGTTGATCTCGGCGTTGTAGTAATCAAGTGCTGTATTAGCCATGTAGACCTCCTATGTATGAACGGGCACTAAAACAGCCCCAATACTGTTAAAGTACTGGGGCTGATTGTAGGTGAACATAACTATTTGTTCACAAGCACATACTCAGGGTACAAGCCTTGGCGATATTTTTTTGTGCGCCTGTCAGCACAGGCGATAGGCATGCCGTGCAGTTTGCGGAGCCGGTGTACGATGTTAGCAAGATCAGCGTTGTTTTCTACGCCGAGTTTTTGTGCTTGCGGTAAGCTGACAGCGCCATGCTCACGTAAGTAAGCAGCGACAGCCATCGTCATATTTCCAGGCATCAATATGTTAAGAGAATCCATTTGTGGCTCCTGTAAAAAGCGGCCCCAGCGAGGGAACACTGGGGCCGAATGGGAAGAAAGCAACGATTGGACAAAACTACTTTGCCACAACTAATCTAATAAAGCTAGTCCCCCATGTTGCACTACTGCGCGATTGCCCACCATTTAGCAGCATCAAAGTCATAGGGTTGTTTTTAGCACTCGTGCCGCGCTTCGCACATGCTGCCAAAATAGCACTCAGGCGGTTATCACCGTTGACCCCATGCAGGTGGTCAATCAGATCATTAAACCGCACACCTTTGTCGGTGTATGTTTTGTCACGGAAAAATGGCACTGGCCGGTCAGTTGTAAGTGCCACGTTCGGTAGTGGTTCAACAAGCACATTATGCGTCTGGCCACCTGCGTACTTGAGAATAAACTGCCGGATGGTGGCATTAGTAATTTCGCCACTAGGTAAACTTTCAGCACCAAAAACTATCCGGCCCTGGTCGTTTTGGAGTGTGGCCACTGCTTTGGACGTTTTAGGCTTGGGTGATACAACTGGGGTGGTTTTGAGGAAGTTCTCACTGATAGCTTTGTCAGCTTGTGCAGGTGTGAGAACTTTACGTGGGATAGCAGGAATATCAGCTGTTTTAACATTCTTTTGCTGCTTTGCTTTGAACTTAGTGATTTGTGCGGTAGTAGGCTTGCTCGGCAAACCTGTTTTTGAAACTTGCTGGTGTACAGCCATGATGTAACCCCTTTCTGCGGGTTAGTTGCAATATTAGTAATATTGCATGGGTGAGTATTAATGCCCAACACTTTTTTATCAAAAATGCAAAGCAGGTTAGATTTCAGCTTTTTCCACACAGTGTATAGTTTGTACATGATGTGCATCGGGGAACTCTGCATGCCCAAAATCCATGAGCATTTGCAGATTATCCGCGATGTACTGCCAGCAGTTCCCGACATTACCAAACCGTAAAGGTTCGCCCTGCCATGCAGTTACTTCTATCGCATCATAGTACGGTATATCTGCTGGATTCATCCAATACATGACGATAGCGATAATAAAATATGTCATGATCAGTCAAAGAATGCTACTAGCAGCAGTGCGAACACTACTCCTAGTAGCCCATATAATAAAAACATATCCCCCCCTAGTGCATGAGTAAGTAGATTAACGTCACAATGCCGACTAAACCTGCGCATGCTAACAGGAAGGCCACACCTTCAAAGAACATTTTTAAGATGCACATATCTAAACTCCTTTGAATTTTGCACAACATAACTTTCATTATCACGTTGTTGGTATGCATGTATCGCATCTCTTGTAACTTGCCCGCCGATGGTAGGTACAAAATGTAGACGCATTTTGTCCAAACCTTTTGGCATCATCTTCCAACTGGGTTGGTCCCTTTGCACAGTATCATGGCCAGCAGCCTCAACTACATAACCTTCACGCACAAACACACCATCTTGCAAGCGCCATGTCTCGGCAAGATAAACATCAGTCACGCCGTAAAAATTGTTTGCATTCCACATAAGCAACCTCCTAACGTTAAGTAATATACTAACGTTGCCTTAACAGAGGGGCTAAAACCAGCAGTATTTAATCGCCTTCTACTACTTTATACTCAGTGGTTATTTCTTGCAGGGCAGGGTAATCTTTCTGCATTTCTTGTATTGCTCGCATAACTTCTTCACGGTTCATCTGATCAATTTTCCCGTGCAGGATTTCTTTGCGGTCAATATAGATTCCTGCAGCTTGCCCGCGAAACTTTTCAGCATTGATAGCAGCGGCAAAATTCCCTGCTTGCATTGCTTCGTCGCGCAACTCTGCCAGTTTGCGCACATGATTTTCAAAGTTGACTTCGTATTTACGCCCGAGTTCTTCTTTGATTTCACGGATGCGTTGTGTTACATGCGGCCATTTTCTAGGGTTCAGTAACTCACTGGCTTTACTGTGCGCACTACGATTACTGTACCCAGCTTCTACGGCACACTGACTTTGTGTTAAATCGTCGCGTGTGGCGTAGAGCAGTGCGAACTTTTCTTGTATTTTTGACAGCCCTTTTTCGCGCTTTGGATTTGCTACGACATCAAGCTGGTTTTTATGTGTGACTTTTGGTGCAACCATTATAGCCATTCAGGGCGCGGACGGCCCCACTCATAATGAACAATATCCAGACTTTCCTTATATTTGTAATAATCCCGATACGCAACAATTAGGTCATCGTTTTTGTATTCATCGGGCATACACTGTGGCACCTCGGTAAAGAAGTTTGTATCTATACCCCAAGGTACTTGTGCGAGGGGTAACAATAACCGAATACTTGCGTGTGTTTTACCACGCCTGAATAAAAATTCTTCCTGTAATGCGTAGAACAAATGGTGTGTCCATATATAATTTTCTTTCGCACTACGCACCCAAACAGTCATCGGGTGGTTCATGTAAGCCTTTTGATACAGCTTATTTACATTCGCATACCTATCACCATCCACTAATCGGTGGGCAGTGCATAACATCTGTGCTGTTTCAAGAACCATTTTTACAACATGCTTATCGCCATGCATTTGCGCAGCGCGTTTAGGATCAGAATCCAAGTGAAATATATTCATAACTCCCCCTTTCTACGGGAACCCTAGTCCAAGCCAGAGCACACAGGGCACAGATTGCTGTAACCCCCTCCGGCTTGGACTAGGCTGGTGTAATACAATTTAGCTGTTATCAAATGTGTCTGGGGGGACACATTGGGACGCCAGCTTTGGCAATAACTCTGCACATGAAATAAACATACGGGGTTGCCCAGAGTATTGCATTGTACCCTCTAAGTGCCCACACCAGTAGCGGCACTCCACAAGGAGGTTTGCGTCCCACCCCTATCCTGTTCAATATCAGCAAGCACCTCGTATACATCGCCAAAAACACTGAGTTCATCAGCGGCTTGGTACACAAGTTTTTCTGCTGCTACAATAGCCGGTTGCTTACCTTTAAGGTATGCAAAATCATCGGCCTCCAAACGCATCAACGCCCCTTTAGCTGCCCAGTAACCTTGGTATGCTGCGAGCAAACTTTCTTCGTTCGTAGCCAGTACTTCGGCAAATGTTTCATGCGCAGTGGGTATACGCTCAGCGGTATAGTCCCATGCAATTTGTGATATACGCCCATACATACCCATCATATAATCCGCCACACTTGTATGGTGCCATCGGGCAGGGTGCGGGTAGAAATGTTTTTCTTTTGGGCGTATGCAGCATTCCGCAGGCGCTCTGCCTCTTTACGGTTAGCAACAAATACTGAATCACCAACAGCCATGTCAGTGATTAGTAAGCTCCACTTGCCGCGTGGTGTGGGGCCATCTGTGGGCTTACCTTTGAAAATTTTGTACAACTTTGTAAACATAAGCAACCTCCTATATATTTTGCTTGTAATATATAAAAGCCCTAACGAACACTAATTACAAAACTTTTTTACTCACCAACCCATACGTACTGTCGTGTAGCAATTTGAACAAATCACACGACGTAAATCGCTTATTTCAAGAAAAAAGTGTATAGAACCACAATTAGGTTCACTACAGCGTAAAGCAGTCACATCTTGAAACGTTTCTTCTACTTTTGGTAGTGGAAAATCTATCACATTATCTTTTGACATGAGGAACCTCAAGCTATCATAACAGAATGTTTTTCTTGTAAACCACGTGTCCAAGGTTTGTCAGAAAAAGATTGTTTTGCTTCGCCCCAGTTTGTACCAAACTCAGCGTCGACTAAACTTGGTACTTGTAATGATACGCATGTTTCCATAATTTCTTTTATATGTCGCGCATCTTTTTCACTGCTTACAGCAACATCAAGTTCATCATGAACTTGTATCATCGGCAAGTATCCGTTTTTGTACAGCGCGACCATTGCTGCTTTAGTTTGGTCAGCGGCACTTCCTTGTATTAATTTATTCAACGCTTTGTATGTAAACGCACGCCGAATACTTGGGCCATGTTCACTAAATGCAGCTTCATAATCCATCGGTTTATAAGTACCGTATTTACTCGGTTCCCACTTATCAAACCTGCATCGCCTACCTAAAAGTGTACGGATAACACCTTTAGTCGCGGCACGTTTACTTGCATACTCGCTCAGTTGATTAACGAACGGCACTTTTGCATGATATTGCTCAAATAACTTTTTACCTTCATCTATTTCAAGGCCAAGGCTTGTCGCCAGTTTATTTGTGCCCATGCCATAGAATAACACCAGGTTAATATCTTTTGCTTGTTTACGGGGTAATCCTACAATATCAGCGGCCATTTGGTGAAAGTCAGTTGCCACATCACGATGATATTCATCAGCAAATGCCTGTGCACCATTAAACTCTAATAAGCTGGCATAGTGCACAACTAATCGCGGTTCTTGGCTACTGTAATCAAATGCCCCCCACAAAGTATCTTGCTCAGGTAAAAACAAGCTACGGATCATGGGGCCAATCTGCGCATTACGTGCTGGCATCTGCTGTAAATTAGGGCTGCTATAGCTGAACCGCCCTGTGATAGTACCAGCACCATCATTACGCAGCTGATGCAGCTCTGCATGTATGCGCCCATTATGACTATGCTTTAATATCGTATCTACAAACGTAGTGCGTGCCTTATTCAACTCACGGGCCTGCACAATCAATTTTGGCACTGTATGCGAATGGTTTTTCAACCAGAACTTTGTAAAGCTAGGTGCTTCAGTTTTTTCTGTACGTGGGTAGGGTAGATCAATAGCATCAAAAGCCTCAGCAATACTGGCAGCAGCCCATATTTCTACATGCTTACCTGTTTCACGGTGCAACTGTGTCAGTAACTGCTGCTCTTCTTTAGCAAAGTACGTTTTAAGCTGCTCAGCACGGTCTGTATCTATACGCACACCATTACGGCGCATAGGTATCACAGTAGCTAGTACATCATGTTCTAAAGCTACTATATCGCTGATGTCTTGTTGTATAACCAGCGACTGAAAGTAATTCCATAAACGAAGTGTTAAAGCAGCATCTTGCTCTGCGTATGCACCAACGAAGCTAGCTGGCAGTTTATACATTTCACTTTTTGGGTCAACGCCAAACTCAGCCGCAGCTTCACGTAAGTCTTTTTCTGATTTGATATCAGCTAAATAATCTCTGCTTAAATTATTCAGTGAGTAACTAAACCTGTTTTCATCAAGCAGGGGAGCAATCACCATTGTATCACGTATATGGCCGCTTACTTTCACACCGGCAGCTAACAGCCACCCAACATCATATTGTGCGTTGTGAAATACTAACTCTTTATCAGAGTCGTCAGTAACACTAGCCAACCACCGTAGCGTTCGGCGTGCATCTAAGTTTGGGCCAATCTCATGCCGTATAGGAAAGTACCACTGGTTATCAGCTACTGCCACCGCGACACCAATTATATACCCATCAGCACGGGGCCACCCGCTACCTAAATCACGTAAATTTGGGTCACAGGTTTCAAGGTCAATTGCTACTGTTTCGTAAGCAGAAAGGTCGGGGAACTCTGTTGGTGCTACCCACTCACTTTTGGGTGAGAAAAAAGTCATTTGCCGTGGACTTTTATTCATA